TACATATAAAAAAATCCTTGAAAATCAATAGGTTCAACATTCTCACAAGGGAACGCCGAAAATGCAACGTCAATCAGCAATAATTGCAGATATACATGCCATTTGATTGTTAAGTTGAGAGCATTGGGAGTCCTACCGGTTGAAAGAGGCCAAAGAGCGCTCGGCGCAGAGCGGCCGTCAGCGACGAAAAAAGGTGACGCCATGAAGTCATGGTACTTACCCTCGGGCTTGCAACACGGACTTCCATTCATCATTGCCGACCACTGGTCGCCGGAACAGGCACTGGCCGTGGTCGAACTGCTTGATGATCTTCGCGAGGTGATATTCAGAAAATATCAGCTTCAGATTTACGGTCTCTTGCGTGAGCAGCGGCAAACGTCTTGTTCGTCAGAGTTCAGCCTCGGCGAAGTCGGGGATCCGCCTTTCTAATTCACTGCCTTTCACTCTCCATAAATCAAAGGGCCCTTCCGGGCCCTTTGACATTCATTCGGCATCGATAATCGGCGCTCCGCCATCCTGACGCTGATTTGCGCCACCGGCAACACTATCCACGAGGTGCCGTCATCTCCGGTACCGAACTCTTCAAAGCCGGCCGTTTCGAAGGCGGCGGCATGCCGTTTCTGCGCTTTGCCACATGGCTGGGCGAACTGCACGTCAAGGCCGGGCCGCTGGCCAAGGTGGTGTTCGAGGAAGTTCGGGCGCACAAAGGCACGGCAGCGGCCCACACCTACGGCGCTTTCCTTGGGCAACTCACGGCGTGGTGCGAAATTCATCACGTTCCCTACCAGGGCGTGCCGGTCGGCACGATCAAAAAACATGCGACCGGCAAAGGCAATGCTGGCAAAGCCGAGATGATCGCGGCGATGCGGACGAAAGGCTTCACACCAGTCGACGACAACGAAGCGGATGCATTGGCCATCCTGCACTGGGCGCTGAAGGGAGTTGCGTAATGAGCAATCCGATCTGTGCGCTTGGACGGCTGCTGCCGGTGACGCCCGCGTCCGACAGCGACCTGCGAGCGATGCGTGCGGCGGCCTGGCATAAGCAAGGCGTACTGGTGGTGATGCCGGAGGTGATCACCGATAGTTGGGAACGCCAGTTTCTCGAGGGCATGGGCAACCGCCTTTACGGGCGTCGTAATCCGGTGGCAGGAGGCTCACGCAATGGCCGATAAGATCAAACCACCGCTGAAACTACCGCCCTTGCGCCCTGGAGATGTGATCCCGATGCCCGGTGGTCGGCAGGCCGAGTGGGTGCGTGAAGACTCCGGCGAGCACCAAGGCAACGTTCATTTCCGCACCATCGACTCGTTGAGCCTGATGCTCAAAAACGGCACGATCACCACGCACATGCACGACGCCGGGCAGGACTTTGCAAGAACATTCTTCCTCGCTCAACTCGGCGGGCCCAGCGTGCCGGCCTTCAACCGTATCCCAGGCGGCCAATGGCGGGACAGCATGACCGAACGCGTTGCCTATGCCCGCAAACACGTCGGTGAAGCGCTGGATGCCGTGGGCGGCATGGGCAGCCCGGGTGGCTCGGCGGTGTGGTATGTCGCCGGTGTCGGGCAGAGCATCAAGGAGTGGTCGGTGCAGCAAGGCTGGATCGGACGTCCGCTGTCACAGCCCGAGGCACGCGGGATTCTGGTTGCTGCACTGGGCATGCTGGCGATGCATTATGGATATTTGCGTAAAGCGCCTTGACCGGTGAACATCGAAGGACTACCATTCAGCCATGATGTAAAAAAAGCGCCTGCCGGTCATGCCTGTGGGCGCTTTGTCTTTCTGGCGTCAAATCTAATCGACGTAGTGATACCGGCAGGCAATGATCACAAGGTGGTCGCCATCCACGCAATAGACCAGGCGGTTGGTGTCGTCGATGCGGCGCGACCAGAAGCCGGACAGGTTTTCTTTCAAGGGTTCGGGTTTGCCAATGCCATCGAAAGGTTCGCGCAGGCAATCCCGGATCAGTCCGTTGATCCGTTTCAGTGTCTTGCGGTCTTGCCCTTGCCAGTACTGGTAGTCATCCCATGAGGCCAGCGTCCAGGTGATGCGGCTAGGCATCCACCAGATCCCGCTGCTTTACCTTGCCTTTCTTGTACTGCTCGATTGAGCGCGCCAGGTGGGCGGCATTGGCTGGCGACTTCAACAGGTAAACGGTCTCCATCAGGCTGTTGAACGTATCGAGCGACATCACGACTGCATCGGGTGCATCGCGGCGAGTGATCACCGTGTAGTCGGAATCATCGATCACCTGATCAATAACCAACTTCAAGCTGTTACGGGCATCCGAGAAATTAACAACGCGCATGACGCTCTACCTGTTCAATATGTGGTACAAGTCTAGCCGAACCGACTCGCCAATGCAAGCCATGGAGTTTGTTCCCGTTGAACAGATTTTGACGGGTCCTTCCTGGCCAAAAAACCATGCTGGGGGCGACAGCGCGGCATTTCGCTAGCGTCCGACTGCAAACCGAGGTTTGCAGGGTTTGCAGTTTGCACCCCTTGCGTTTCCCTTACCCATTCAGACCCGCCCGTGTGGCGGGTTTTTGCATTCCTATGACCCCAAACCTTCACATCGAATACCGCAAGGTCGATTCGCTGACTCCATTTGCGCGCAACCCTCGGACGCACTCCGACGCGCAGATCGCCAAGCTGGCAGCGAGCCTCGTTGAATTCGGCTGGACAAATCCGATCCTGGTGGATGGCGCCAACGGCCTGATTTGCGGGCACGGCAGGTTAGCCGCAGCGCGCAAGTTGGGACTGGCCGAGGTGCCGGTCATCGAACTGGCGCATCTGACGCCGGCGCAGAAACGCGCCTACGTGATTGGTGACAACCGCCTGGCTCTGGATGGAGGATGGGATGAGGAGTTGCTGGCGCTCGAACTCGCTGAACTGTCGGAGTCGGGCTACGACCTCGCCTTGACTGGCTTCGACGACAGCGAGATCGAGCGCCTGCTCGCCTCCGATCTTGACGAGCAGGACGAGGCTGAATCCGCAGATGCAGAAAGCGACACCGGCGACGATATTCCCGAAACGACAGAGCATCCGGTTTCCCGCCCAGGCGACGTCTGGCAGTTGGGTGTTCATCGCGTGATCTGCGGCGATGCCGCTGACGCCAGTGTCGTTGCCACACTGATGGCCGGCGAGAAGGCGGTGCTCTGTTTTACCTCACCACCCTACGGCAACCAGCGGGACTACACCCACACGATGATTGATTGGGACGCACTGATGCGCGGCGTTTTTGCACGCCTGCCGCTGGCCGCCAACGGCCAGGTGCTTGTGAATCTCGGACTCATTCATCGCGAGCAAGAAGTCATTCCCTACTGGGATGGCTGGCTCGACTGGATGCGCAGCCAAGGTTGGCGACGTTTCGCCTGGTACGTCTGGGATCAGGGGCCGGGACTGCCCGGCGACTGGAACGGACGGCTGTCGCCGGCGTTCGAGTTCGTCTTCCACTTCAATCGTAAGGACAGCGAAGCGCGCCGTCCCAACAAGATCGTGCCGTGCATCTATGCCGGACGTGACACCCATCTACGCGGCGACGGCACCAGTGCCGGCGGCATGCGCAACAAAGATGGCAGCAAGACGGCCTGGAATCACGTCGGTCAGGTCACTCAGGAAACCAAGATTCCCGACTCGGTGATCCGCATCATGCGACACAAGGGCAAGATCGGTCCGGACATCGACCATCCGGCGGTGTTTCCGGTGGCGCTGCCACAGCACATTCTGGAAACCTACACTGATGCGGGCGAGATCGTGTTCGAACCGTTCTGCGGCTCAGGCACCACGCTACTGGCCGCCCAGCGCACCGGTCGTGTGGCACGCGCGACAGAGATCGCTCCGGAGTATGTCGACGTCACGGTGAAGCGCTTTCGCCAGAACTTTCAGGACGTGCCGGTGACGCTGATGTCGACCGGGCAGACTTTCGACGCCGTTGCCGCCGAACGCTTGGGAGCACAGGCATGAGAAGCTCGTGGCTGGCCGACAAGATCGAACAGTGGCCAACAACTCGATTGCTGCCCTACGCAAAAAACGCCCGCACGCACTCCGATGCACAAGTCGCGCAGATCGCCGCCTCGATTGCCGAGTTCGGCTTCACCAATCCCATTCTCGCCGGGGGCGATGGCGTGATTGTGGCCGGACATGGTCGCTGGGCAGCTGCGCAGAAACTCGGTATCTCGACGGCGCCGGTCGTCGTGCTCGACCATCTCACGCCGACCCAACGTCGGGCGCTGGTCATTGCTGACAATCGAATTGCAGAGAATGCCGGCTGGGATAGCGCCCTGCTGCAGATCGAAATCACGGCATTGCAAGACGATGACTTCGACTTGACCCTGACCGGGTTCGATGCCGACGCGTTGGCCGATCTGCTGGCCGGTGAGGAGACCTCAAACGAAGGACAGACCGACGAGGACGCGGTACCAGGGGCCGACGGCCCGGAGGTATCGCAACCGGGTGATGTCTGGCTCTGCGGCAAGCATCGCGTGCACTTTAGGCTCATTCCTGGTTGGAAATACGCGGCTCGTTCAGGCTCATACCACGTTGGACAAGGCTCGGTGGTTGGCCAACCCTTTAGCCGAGGTTCCCTTGATGAAGCGCTACAGCGCGCCTGCGGCACCGTTCGCGCGCAAGTACACGCGGCTGGATATTGAACTGCTGGTCGAAATGGACAAGGCC